CTATCTTACTTATATAAGTTTAGATAGACAGAGGATTCCCACCTCTGAAAAACGAACCAGCTCGCAAAGAGCCGGACCGTTCGAACATCGGACTGCAATGGGGTATCCCAGTTGCAAGCGATGCGCGACTTCGTCCTGTAACGTACGCCCTTTACCTTCCCAGGTAAAAGGTTTATGCCTTCAGGACTAACCGATCCCTGTAATATTGAGATAAACAACCCGGAAGAGTTGTATTCTCTCGGCTTATATCCTCGTGGTGTTCTTAAGGTACTATCTTGTATGCGAATGACTGGAGGAGAAAGAGGGGTCCACGCACGGTACAAAATACTTTGCGTGTCCCTCGAATACCCTACCCTATCTTTCGCAACACAGAAAGGTACTTTAATGCCACAAGAATCATTCTCCCAGATCGGCACGGGCAGGAATCTACATTTTGAAAGTAGATGCTGTACGAGGCGAGGAAGGAGAATACCGGTTCTAGTAGAGAACAGGTTTAGCTGGTTAATTACAGAGTAGTAATCATGCGGTCCTTGGAGTGTTTTGATATACACGCCTCGGAGGTTTCTACCTTCAAAGTAGTCGCCACCACATGATTCACGGAATGGACCTTCTACAAAGGTCTTCGCCTGATTCGGAGTAAAGCCAAGGAGGTGGAGAAGACGTAGTACCTTCGGATAAATCCGAGTTGGTACCACAATGTCGTCCCCATTCACCCCGAAGTTACCCGACTCATCGCCGAAAGGGAAGATGGGTGCCAATCCATCTAACCTAAAGGCAGCGAGAACGATCGCCGAGAAGATGATAGTCTGCAACGGAAACGTATAACCGTTACCCATTGTAGATATCATATGTAACTCGACGTGCTCACCATTAGGTAATCTCGAAACCGGGCTTCGAAACTTCTCCAACCAGGAATAGAAATCCGGGGGGAGAAGCCACTTCAGCATCGGCAACGAGATCGAATCGGAAGCTGATGACAGGTCAATCGTTGCGAAAGACCCGTCAAAAGAACCTTTTCGAGCTAACTCACGATTCTTGAACTGCTGATACTGGAGATTCACTCCCCAGAAATTAGCAAGACGTTCATTTAGGATCTGTTCGAACCCAAGCTGATAAAACATATTCAGCGAGGGCTCGACACAGATGCTTCGTGAGATATCGTCATTCTTCGGAACGAAGTCTAAACGGTTACCTTTCACTATATCAGGTTCGCCATATGAGAGAAGTCGAGTTTCCTCGGCATTCTTCCATTCTGGAAAACCAGCGATATAGCGCCTATACATATTGTACAGGCCCGGACTTGTGGTTGCCATCCTAGAGGAGAACAACTTCGTATAGAAGTCGCCTCCAATAGAACCAATAGCAGAGCCAGGACCTACACGACCTCTGGATAAGAAGTCGTAGTGATGGTCAGCTAATGGACGAACTCCATCATTCCAAAACCTGTAAACGAAGTTGCGTACTTCGCCCAACAGGAAATCGTCGCAAGGGAGTTCATTATCAACTAGACGCCAAAGTCGACACTTATCATTGATAAGTAGAAACTTCTCTAAGGCTTTACGTTTCGTCTCCTCATTTAGACCAGATTCCTGTTTCTTCAGGAGGCTGGAAATGAGACTCGACGCCGCGCGTTCCTTAAACGTCATTCCTGGCCAAACCTCATCTCCTCGCTTGATTCTATCTAGCGAGGATTGAGAGATGGCTTCGGAAAGGTCCGAGTAAAGGCGAGAATAAAGAGCATAGGAGTTAATACCCACAAATGCGACCCTCATATCAAGATCAGTAAAGGAGAAACCATATCAGCTCAGAACTAGGCAATGTTAGAACGCCAAGTTTACTGAGAAGATAGAGGATAACCCCAACAAGGACTAAACGTCCTAATCGAACGGGCGATCGTCTTCGAGCAAGCTTTCGCTTACTCTTAGATGATCCCGGTGATGAGCGTATCTCCATAGTCCGCGGCCTCTTCGGCCATCTGACCAAGGAAACAGCTCACCAACGCACGAATGTTTACGGCATCGTTTAACTCAGCTCCAGCAGGAATTTCGGCAATAAGCCGCATATTCATGACACGGATTTGAGAAGACGAGTCAATAAACACACCCTTTCGACCCAAGATCTCGATACGATTCAAGGGTACATTACCGTAGGATCCGTTCACAGGATTCTTCGCGGGGAGGGCCTTGTAAGGCGCTCTGCGAATGGTCATCGTGAAGGGATCTCCAGCGGTAGAGACCCGAGCACCAGTTTGTGTGCCACCGACAGCGGTGACTACATACTGGCGGGAAGCACTATCCGGAGCCAGATCATTAGCCAACGTATAAGTTGGTGAAGTGAATCCGGTCTGGGCAGCTCCTGTGACAGAGAGGTCAGGTGACCAAGTCATGGTGATCTCGACTAACGTAGTGTTGATTGACCCATAGTAAATCTATGGGAACTTACCGCAGGGCACTTCGAGTGCTGTCTAATTGCGTTGTCAGTGCAACTAGATTAATCCACTTAGTGGAAGACATACCGGGAACCTCCAACTGCAAAGAAGGCAGAGGGATGTTATCGATTGTTCCACGCTGGATAGCAGTCTTAGTAACCCTCGACGAACCGGGATTTCCCGACATCCAGTGAGTATAGTCAGCTGCATTGTAGTAGTCCGCAAAGTAGTAGAACTCCTCTCCCGTCGTTATCGACGTGACCGAAGATCTACCGCCTCGAGCTACCCAATCAGCCGCTAGAAACCTGTATGACCAGGAAGAAACTATATCGCCAACATTGGTGAAATAGTCCACGAGGAATGAGTACGGTATTAATTCCCAAAGTGTCGGCACAAATTCCCACGGAGAAAATCCGTAGACCCTGGGATCAGAGCGTCCGCGTCCTGTGGAACGATAAATTCCATAGTAACGGACGCCATGAGACCAAGTGTAGTTGTGCATCCACTTCAGGTGAAAGCCGTATCCAAGATTAATGTACCCAGGGGTACCTTCACGGATAGTATTAGACGAACCAGATGCCCTAACCATTTTCATTAACGGTTTCGGCCATTTGGACGTATAAAACGCCAGAATGCCCTCTTCGAGGTCATTAATCAATGGACGCCAGCCAAAAGCATACTCAAGCCAGGTATCCCGCACAAACTTAGGACGTTCAAACTTTCCCTTACGCTGACCATATCTCTTGATATAGTCCAAGTAGGTAGAGATGCCGTTTCTAAGAGCCTGTGCAGGATGTCGGATAGAATGCAATACCTCTCGGAGCTCGCCAGTGAGGACTTGACCCTTAAAGGTCGCCTCCACACCAGCAAGAGCTGAGTAGTAGTTCGTCCGAGCCCGGTTGTCTGCTTGGATCACTCCGTCGGGATCCTGAGAAGGATCTTCAGCGGAAGCCCTTATATAGGGGCCACTAGCCTGTATATCCCTGTACCCATATGTGGGCGTACCCCCTAAGTGCGACTTAAGCTGGATGCCATAGCCCAGCTGTGCTGGACGATGATCATGCTCAATCTTAAGACCGCTCATAGAAGTGGTAGCGTTACCTCCTTCGGCAATGACGCGACGCCAATTAGGCACACCTCCACCAGTCAGCAACGTATTGTTTCCATATGAAATGGAGACAGGCGTACGCTGTTTGATGAAAAAGGTGTTATCCTGATTCTCGTCGTAGGCCATTAGTCCATTGTAAGTAACGGGTTCCACAAGGTTTTTAGCAGGCATGGTATGACTCAAGGTATCCGAAGATACGAGAGAAGGAGGGGCTATCTAGCCCCGAACCACCTAGAGTTATGAACTAGGTGGACCCACCTAAGTCTACTTCTTCCATAGTAGCTCAAGCAACTCAACAGCAATCTCTGCCCCCTTTATGGAGGTATCGACGGCATTTGAGGTGATGATATACTGATGGCAGTTAATAGATAAGGTGATCTGTACCGACCGAACGTCAGGGGATTTCTCCACGACCTCGATGGTAAGAATATCATCCATCCCTTGATTAGAGGGACGATCGATCTTTCGAACTAAAGAAGTCACGGGGTTCTCCTGATATAAGGTTGGCACAAAGAGGGGGCCCGAAAG